CGCCAATCTAGCGAAATGTTTCAGGTTGGCGGAACCGACGTTTATCTGCACAAATATATAGGTACAGACGACGGCACAACTGTTAAAGATATTACACAGATACAAGATCTTGTGTTCTTAGAAAATCGCGATAGAAAATACGACCCTAGCATATATAGGCTTAGAGGTATTTACAACGTGCAGGACTTAGATTTTAACCTAAGTCAATTTGGACTCTTTATAGATAACGATACGCTCTATATGACCATGCATATTAATGATTTTATACGTACCATTGGTCGAAAGCCCATTAGCGGAGATGTTATAGAACTGCCACACATCAAAGATGAATTTGCACTGAATGATTTTGATGTAAGTTTACCTAGATACTTTGTTATCAGTGACGTGGGCCGTGCGGCAGAGGGATTTAGTCCCACTTGGTATCCGCACCTGTATAGATTAAAACTGACCAAGATAGTTGCTGGTCAACAGTATAAAGATATATTTGATCAAAAGGTAGTTGATCCAGTTACTGGTGAAGAAACAGATAATACCTTACGCGATATCCTAAGTACTCATGCTAGAGAACTACAAATTAATGATGCTATTCTAGCAGAAGCAGAAGCTGATGCACCCCAAAGCGGATACGAAACACAGCATTTTTATACCCTAGCGGTTGATGATAAGGGCAATGCGCTGCTAGAAACAGTAGATGATACAACAGCCCCTCCGGATGCCAGTGACACCGGATTTGATGTTAGTAGAACAGCTAAACGACCACAACGTACTGGCTATTCAGGTTACCTGTTAGGTGACGGAATTCCAGATAATGGTGCAGACTTTGGTAGTGGCATCACATTTCCTAATTCGCCTAACGAGGGTGATTATTATCTTCGTACAGACTTTCTTCCAAATAGACTGTTTAGATTTGACGGGATTAGATGGGTTAAACGTGAAGATGCGGTACGTATGACTATGACCAACGACGATCCTACAAAACCTTACAGTGAAACTAATGTCTCTAGACAAACACAAAAAGGAACATTCGTTAACAACAGTAATAGAACTGGAGTTAATTTACTCGCTAGTGATGTTTATACAACACCAGCTAATATTACTCAATTATTAACTACGGTGACTTACGCTGCTGGTATGTTTGCCAGTGCGGTAATTAATGATTCTACAATCCCGCAGATCACAGTAACAGCTGGTACAGGTGGTAAAGCATTGTTAACATTCAGTGTTGAAATTGTATCAGGAAAACAAGTAGCATGGAAATTATATTCAAGCTCAACTGATCAACGACAGTCACTTAGCAAAGCACTTAGACCCAAGGCAGATTTATAATGGCACAACACTTTTATGACGGCCAAATTAGAAGATATTTGGTACAGACAATAAGACTATTCAGTAATTTTGTAGTCAAGTATGGTGACGGCACTCTGGTTAGAGTTCCAGTAATGTACGGCGACCAGGACAGACAAGTTGCTACTATTATTAAACAAAACAGTGAAAATACTGTACTGTCAGCGCCGCGAATTGCGGTGTATATAACTGATCTAGATTTAGATACTAGTAGGCTCGGAGATGCTAGTTATGTAGGCAAAGTACACGTACGAGAACGTTCAGTATATACTGACGATCTAGGCAATGAAACTTATGGTAGTGCTCAAGGTGATAATTACACAGTTGAAAGGCTAATGCCAACTCCGTTTAAATTAAGTCTAAAGGTAGACATTTGGTCAAGTAATACTGACCAAAAGCTACAAATACTTGAACAAATTTTAATGTTGTTTAATCCAAGTTTAGAAATACAAACCACTGATAACTTTGTTGATTGGACCAGTTTGAGTGTAATAGATCTCAGTGATGTGACATTTAGCAGTAGGTCAATACCTACAGGAACCGCTACTGATATCGATGTTGCCAGTTTGAGTTTAGTCACTCCGATCTGGATCAGTCCTCCTGCTAAGGTCAAACGATTAGGTGTTACTACTAATATTGTTGCCAGTATATTAGGCAGTATAGGCGAGCCAACTCCTGATTACATTGAAGGTCTCGGAGTTGACCCATTGAGCGGTGGCCAGGTTCCTAGTAATCCATTATTTTCTCAACAAATTACTATTGGCAATTACGATCTCGAAGTGTCAGAGGGATTTGTTAGACTTATTAGTAACGAAGGCAGTTATCTTGCATGGTCTATGTTGATAAATCAAAATCCCGGAGTGTATCGAGCTGGTCTTAGTAGGCTTTATTTACGACAGTTAGATGGCACGTTTGTAGTGGGCTATGTGACCATAAATCCATTAGATGATACTATTATGATAGTCAACTGGGATGGTGATACATATCCGACCAATACTGCCATTACAACTGCTCATAGAGTCAGTTCGGGCACATTTGATGCTATTATTGATCCTCAAAAGACAGGTCCGAGTAATGTAGTTGAAGGTACCCGATATCTAATATTAGATGATATCGGCGGCGGAATTCGAGATACGTTCATTGCCGAGTCAAGTGTACATAGGATCAATACTAATGTACTACATAGAAAAGTAAATGATCACAAAATTTTTGTAGACGGCGTAGAAGTTGGTTCGGGTAATGTACGTATACCCAATAATTTAGATACTGGTAATTACTACATCACTCTAGACACAGCAGTGCCTGCAGGTAGTGAAATTGCATATGAACTATACATGAACGAAGACGGACCCGATGCTTGGAAAAATACTGACTCTAGTGACTTCATTGCTGAATCAAATGATATTATCGAATGGAACGGCACAGCGTGGCGTGTGATCTTTGATGCTGGTGAAAACGCAGACAATCTACTGTATCTAACTAATATATTTACAGGTACACAGTACAAGTGGAATGGCGTAAATTGGAGTAAAAGTTTTGAGGGATTGTATAGGAGAGGGGAGTGGCGTCTTGAACTTTAAAGACCGTATAGTCTGTAGTGGTGCGCTGTTCTATGCTAAGACTACTAAACGATTTCTATTATTACAAAAATCTACGGGCAAACATCAAGGCACGTGGAGTCTAGTTGGAGGCACAGCCGAAGATCAAGAAACTCCATGGCAAGGTCTTCAGAGAGAAATTCAAGAAGAAATAGGCTGTATACCCACTATACTTAAAACAATCCCTATTGAAACATTTGTTAGTAACGATACGGTTTTTAATTTTCACACCTATCTGTGTGTGATTGAGGATGAATTTGTACCGTTGCTAAGTGACGAACACTGCGGTTGGGCGTGGACTACGCTGGACTATGCACCAAAGCCCTTACATCAAGGACTGCGTAACAGTTTTAGCAGCAAGATTGTTCGTACAAAATTACAAACTGTATTTGATATTATTGAATTGATTTAAATACCGTATCGAATTCGTAATGCATTAAAATTTTGTTGAACTTCAGTAGCTGTTAATGCTCGATTGTACATAGTAACAGTGTCAATCTTTCCACTCCACTGGTATCCAGTGCCGCCTTGCCAGTATCCTATTTGCATACCCATCGACCAGTTGGCAGTTCCTGTAGTGGCTTGAGATCCCTGGAATACTCCTTGCCTATATATTGAGACATTTGACCCATTATACACTACACAATAATGTCCCCAAGTGTTAATAGGTATACTTGTCGGTTTAGCATAATAATATTCTCCAGTAACTCCGCCGTGTGTATAAAACCAGCTGTTGTCTCCGTACCAATAAAAACTTGTGCCAGTTGCCGAGGATACTGGCATTCTGTTTTCTGCATCTCGTCGAGCCCAGAACATAATAGTATATGCTGTCATTCCGCTAGTAAGTCCAGAACCTGTAGCTGTCATAAAATTGCTACTACCGTTGTAACTAACGGTATTGTCACTAGCATAGGTTAAACTAGTTGCCGTTATTGTATTATTTCCAATTTGATCTAAAACTGTAGATGTAGTAGATCTAGTACCCGCAACAAACGGTGTTGGAAATGCATTTGCTTCTATCTGGCCGCTCTTTATATAGACAAAATCTGTAGCACTGCTAAACACTTGGCTAACAACAGGTTGTGATAGTAAATAACCGACCTGTGCTGTAGTGCTAGTATACTGAAACCCCGTTCGTCCTACATAAAAACTTCCGTCAGGCTGAAGAATACTGAAACTAGTTCCTGCATTATTCATCGGTACGTTCACGTAATTCATACCAGAAAATAATGAAGCAAATTTAGCAGGTACATTAGTTTTAATATAAACACCAGTAGAATATGTTACACCTCCAGTAAATGTAGGTGCATCAACTCCTATACTGTAAGGATAAGTACCAGCTGTCCATGTTCCGTTTAAACTATATTTTTTCCAACCGTCTTCAACCCCAACATATGTAACAGTAGGTGCCGCTTGAATTGCTTGTATACCTAAGTCGGGAGTTAGATTAACCGTAGGGGCTCCTTTGAATGACTGTTGTGTATTAATCATGTCAAACGAAAACACTAATCCAGTTTTAGCAATAGATGGTCCGCTGTCTGCACTCATAATCCAAATCTCCCTGCACACGATGCAAAATTTTGTTGTACTTCGGTTGCTGTTAATGCACGATTATATACTCTTAACAATGGCATCTCTCCATTAAAATAAGTTCCTGAAGCATTTAATCCTACAGAAATTGGCGATGCTGTACTATCATATGTGAGTGTTCCCACTGGCAGTGCGCTGGTTATGTTGGCAGCACCGTCAAAATAACTGCGTATAGCGTCACCAGCCTTAAAAGTAAAGATAACATGTTTATAGGCGGTTGTAGAAATTTGCATAGTAGTGTTACATCTATATTCTGTTCCGTTCACATAGTGTAGTGCTCGAATAAGAACACCGTCACTTTCTAAAAATATTAAAGGGCCAGTATTATTATAGGGATTAACACCATACAAACCTTTCCACGAGGCGGTTGTAGCTGTTGCTTTGACAACCATTTCTATAGTCATTTCACTAAATGGGCGCAGGGCTGCATTGTTGGCAATGTTAAAATATCCGCTAGTGCCGTTGAATAAGTAGTTGCCCGAACTATCAAAACTAGTGTTAGTTAAGTCTACAGTAGTAGTGCCAGTTAGGTCAATTAAAGAATTAGTTACAGAGCGTGTGCCTTGCCACCCTGTCCATTGTAATTTAGTACTGGTAAATGTTACTTGTGGATTTTTGTATAAGATAAATCCGGTGCTAGCTAATTGTGGGCCACAGCCGCCTGGATACAAGAACATAGCTTGTGTTCCTGAAGAGGCAGTAGGACCAAATGTTTGGTTTACCGTTTT